CGGAAGTTAGTGACAAACTTATTGTCTCTAATGTCAAATGAGTCATACCAAGAGGAACCAGGGGTAAATTCATTAAGTGGAGGTGCCTCCTGATAGAATTCCCAGTTGTTGGTATAGTCTACACCACAGTTACCCTGTGCGGAGATATTACCAGGTTTGAGAAGATATTCCTTTCGATAGGTAACAGCAGCTTGGTTGTTTGTCTTGTAGACAGCCTGAACCAAGTTAGGCATACACTTAGGACAAAACTCTTGACCACAATTACCCTCTTCACAAGGATTACCGTATACAATTACAGGACTCACCTGAATTGTTGTAGAACTAGCAGCCTGTGAGTAGAATGAATTAGCTTGCTGATAAGGAAAACCATTTACAGCTGTACACATCCAAGCTTCACGAACGGCATAAAAGTTATCTGGGAGCCTAGCCTCATAATCACAGATGTGTAGGATTTCCTGAGAAATCACATAAGTGGTTCTACCCAGCTTCCTGAGACATTTGTCCAGGTAGGTGGGGAACATCAAATCATCAACAGCTCCTGTGTCAAAATAGCTTTTGAATTCCTCCTTAACGGTGGCATACACAGGCTCAGGACTGATGAAATTATATTTGTAATAGTATGACATCTATTTTACTTTTTCCATTCGTGATAGAGATGCTGATATTTATCATCAGCGTTTATGTAATGTGAAAGAAGCCTAGACGTGTTTCTGGAAGGTTTAAAATACCACAGCTGAGAATGTTTGAATCTAGCTGTTGTCTTGAACCACATCCATCCAAAAAAGAATCCCTCTGTGTGAAAGTTGAAGTTGTAGATGCGCTTGCCTTTCTCCCTTGTCTTTTTCCAGTCAATAGGAAGGTTGACAAACTCTTTCCCATCAACTCCTTTTATCTTCCTGCGCTTTTTCTTGTTTATAGCAAACTCACCAAAACCAAAAGGTAGCTTTGCTCGTTCTCCTGTCTCAAGGATGTATTCTTTGAAAGCATCATTAAATGAATAGATGATGTTTCTCCATTGATCAAAAGTGAGCTTGATGGACGGATGTTTCTTACAGAAACTGTTGTAGTTTTCTTTGCTGGCGCTTCTCCAGTCTATCTTTACTCTCATATCATCTCAAGTTTGGAGCGTTAGGTGCTTGACCATCAACGCCATCACTTGTGATGTCTGTTTTCAATTTGAAATACGTGGAGAGAAGCTTCTGAGAAGTGAGTTCCAACACCTGCTTTTCCAGGTAGCCAGGAACAGGGGATTCTTTGTCTAACGGATTTAAACACAGTTGTTCTGTGGTGTAATCTGGAGTGCCGCATCCACATTCTGGATACATTATCTCATTTGGAACATCTTCCTCGAATAGAGCAACAAGTCTTATTGCTTTCAACAGAGGGTTGTTCACATACAGATATCCATTAGAAATCCAATAGTATTCTTCCTTCTTGATTATTGGAAGCTTGAGCAAATTCACGTATCGGTTGATGGTTATTTCCTTAAGTTTCTTTCCTTGTCCACTCATGGCGTTAATTGAATAAACACCCTGAATAACATACTGATAATTACCCTCTGTAATCCTAGGAAGCTTGAATTTTGTTCTAGCCACTGTACAAGGATCAGCATAATCACAGCATTCAGAAATAGGAACTTCCACCATTTCCAAACACGGAACGGTAGTAAAAACTGTATCGGTTGCCCATAACTTCCTCAAGTTAGTCTCACGCTTTATCAAGAGGAAGGCATTGTTCTTAATTTCAGACATGATAGCCCTATCCGTGATCAAGTTGTCCGTGGAGAGCAACTTGTGCATAGAGCGCGCATCTGAAACTAACTTCCTAAAAGTTGACATTATAAATACTGTTTGAATATATTCGTTATTCCGTCTTGTAAATCTATCAAGAACCCAGTCACCTCACCTTTAGTGATGGTGTATCCATTCTTATCATCCCAGCCACTTTTGGCTGTAGAGAATGCAGGGAGCTGATAGAACTTAATACCATTGAAATCAAGACTCATTTCATGGTGTTTATCACCTGTAAATATGTAGAAATTCTCATGATCTGACCACTCACTCTTAAATTCCATAGGGAACAAACCAGCAAGCTTTGCAGGCTTCAGAGCATCTCCATGATTGAACATTAATGCTGAGGTGCCATAGCTTACGTACTTCCTATATCTTGGAGAGATATCAAAGAACACACGCTCCTCGTTTCTAAAGTAGGTTTGTAACCAACTGGCCAAATGCCATCCTACATATTCATCATGATTGCCAGCTACAAATATAACATCCACATTTTCTCCTTTCTGAAGGAGCAGGTTTATCACGCTCACTTCATGATCACATATTGCCTGAAAAGCATCATGATATGAAAGGATGTTTTGTTGGGGAGTGCCCTTTGTAGTTGTGTTAGTGAATTCACTATTGAACTCATCAGAACCAATGATGTATTTGATATCTGTGAGATTGTTAGACAGAGAAGATTGATTTAGGATTATTTCCACCCTCTGGATGAAATCACCAAAGCGTTGTTCGATATCATTCTCTCCTCCTACATCTAGCTTGTTTAAATGGGAATCCTGTTTATTGATGATTAGGCAAGCACTCTCTTTACCTTTCTCATATTTGGGAGCCATTATTTCTGGAGATACTGGTTTGTAGTTTTCTAGGAAGGATATGAAGCTATCTTGAAACACTTGCTCATCCTTCTTCTTACCCAACCAAGCTTTCACTTGCCAATGAGGCTGGTTACCATTACCCCAGTAGTTCTGTACGTATTTAGTTATCTCCCACTTTTCTGTGTCAATATTGCACTTCTCAATTAACTCGTCTAAGCTCTTAATTTCATCTTTGGAGTTGAACACCACCTCACCTGTTCCCTTCTGCACATCCTCCAAAAACCTTACCACATGGTCTTCTAGCTCTCCAATATAGTTCGCAATTTCAGCGTCATTCTGTATTTCTTCTGATCCTCGCAACTCCCTCATTAACTCATCCACCTCATTTTCTGTGATGTTTAGTTTGTCTGCATAGAACTTTTTGCTCTTTTTCCAGTGAAGCATTTGCTCCAGCTGTTGCAGAAGAGATTGATTTTCAGGCATTTGCAACTTTTTATAATTAAAATTGCCCTAAAGGTACGAAGGTTTTTTGATATTTTCCAAATTATTTTAACCTTTCCAGTTATCCATTCTAACCAAGTTGGTTATAAATAAAAAAACTCCCCAGGGTAGAAACCCCAGGGAGAAGCCCTGAAAACCAACAAACAGAGCTTTTTTATTACTTTACCCTACAGTAGTTGTAGTGGTTGTTGTAGGTGTGGCTGTCGTAGTTGTGGTTGTTGTAGGACATGCTCCAAGGTTAGCTGATGACACACCTGGTACAGGAGGCACAACTAATGTTCCTTCGCAAGCACATACATATATCGTACTAGGTCCTGCTACAGAAGTTTCTACAAGAACCCCTCCACATTGGTAGTAGGATATATTAACAGGTGACAACGTTGAATTAGTCACAGAATAGAACAAACAAGAAGGACAAGCAATTGTTGTGGTGGTTGTTGTTGTTGAACTTGTAGAAGTGGACGTTGTTGTAGTGGTTGGGCAACAATTAGCCAAAGCCACCTGAAGATTGTAGATTTGCTGTTTGAGGCTACAAATCTGAGTGTCAATCTTTTGGAAAGCTACAGTTGCTGAATCACAGTTTGCAATCAACGTACAAGAAAGATTGGGCCCACTGTACGAAACATTATTAGTTGGTATAGGGGGTGCAGCACAAGGATCACATCCACAAGAAATGGGTGTCACAAGTGGAGCTGTTGTACAACAGGGATTTTGTGGAAGGAATAACATTTTATATAAAGAGTTTAACTATTAAGGAATATACATAATGTAGTAGCATCCCAGACCAGGCTGGTAGTTAGTATGGGCTAATCCGCCTCCTGTAGAACCAACACTCACTGCCACAGAAACTCCTGTAACTGCTGTGTTTGTGCTAGTAGAAGAACTCTTTACGCCATTCATATCCATGAGATCACCATACACACCAGGTTCATTCTGATCAGCTTCTCCGTGGGCATATGAAATTGTATGCAAGTGTCCAGGGTCAGTTACAATAGCTGTAGCTGAGTGAGAGTGAGCAGGGATTTCTGTAGCTGAAAGGGTCACAGTGTTAGAACCAGCAGTTCCCAATAAGGCATAAGCAGGATTACCAGCTATGGCAGGGTCCACTGCAGGATTGAAAGCTCCTCCACCCATACCTGTTGTAGCACCAACTGGCACACGTCCTCTTTTATCAGGAGTGCCATTTAAGCCATTACAGAGATAGATTTTCTCCCAATCAGTTCCAACAATACCTGCACCTGTACCATCAAACTTACCTGTCAGCGTACCATAGTATTCTACAACAGCATAAGGAACCATGCGGTTGTAATACTTAGTGCTAGTTCCAACACTAGCAAGGTAGGCTGCAATCAGAGAGTTGAGGTCAGCGAGCTTTACATAGTTTGTGTCTACATCAAGAGCAAGAGCATCAAGCTCCACCTCTAAGCCACAAAGCTTTGTAATTACAGCTTGCAGAATATCATGTGTTCCAGAGGAACCAGTTACGCCTGTAAGACATCCCACAGTGTAAGATGCTTCTAAAGCAGCAAAGTCATCCTCTAGAGCAGTAACACGTGTGTCTAGTTCACATACAGCTTTGATGATTGCGCTGATTACATTTGGAAGACTGAGGTCTTCACATGATACAAGATTCTTACTTACAATCTCGCAAATAATCTGAGGATTGATGGGTAGGATTATTCCGCTTCCATCGAGCGTAGATGTAAGAAACGTAATCAATGCTTGCTCAACATACGAAAGAGAGTCTCCTGTCTTGATTCCCAAAATAGGAACATCCACGCCCGTATATCTTACACATTGATCAGATGTGGTTTCTGTACATCCGTTATAGCAATTTGAACAAATGTTGGACATTTATTTATATTTTAAAAGTTTTACTCTACTCGCGATCATGTTCACCGTGAATGGAGCAGCATAATCGGGGTTACAATACTTGTAGACAAGTATTCTTCTGTAGTTTATGAGGTCCAGCATCACCCCTCCAGGTACAGGCTGGTTCAACATAAACACAACATTATTGTACAAATTGTTTCCAAGAGAAGCTAGTTTGCAATCTATATCGCCAATCAATGCTGGGATACTAGCGCACTCTGGACAATTTGTGAGCCTGGGTGATAACATTTCCTATAAGTTTTCTTCCTTGTTTTACAGCACTATTACATGCAGCACAAAGACCGTTAATCAATTGACATCCGCATCCAACCTTAGCTCCACATTTTTTACACATAGCCATATTAGTAGAAATTTATAACGTAGTTGGTTCCAGAGCACCCACAATTGTTCTTTATAAAATTATTCAGCATCATGTCTGCCTGATTATAAAGCTTTGTTGCTTCAAGATCAGCACAGTTGTTTGCAGCAGCAATAGCTCCCTGCATAAAGAAATAGATAGAGTTGAGATCCACTTTTGCTTGGGTCTTAATAGCTCTATCACATTCCATCATATCGAGCTTCATAAACGCACCATCAAACTTCTCTTGCAGCTGTTCAACACGCATAATTGACTTTTCTACAAAGTTTATATATGCAGGAGCTACAGAGTATTTTAAACGGTAAACCCCATCTGGTAGAGGTTGATCTATACCTGGCGGGGTTATTCCTAAATTTGACGTGGTGAATATGTTAAAGTCGTTAACGCTGAATGGTTTAATAAATGTTCCAAATCCAGGAACCGTAATTTCAATTGTAGCACCAGAAACAACAGGAGGATTAGTTGGGTAAACGGAAGCATCAGCAACCCCAAGAGTCGTTACATTATACGTTGGGATCACCAATATGTCTAGTTTTAAATCTGCCATGTTGCTTTAAATAAATAAGCCAGAGGATTGAGTAGTATCCTCTCACCTCTGGCTTAGGTTATATAATCTATGTTACTTGCCTACTATTACGGAATCAAGGTTGATGTTGTAGTAGTAGAAGGCCATACAGTGGTTGTTGTAGAAGTGGTGGTTACACACGCACCGTTCTGAGAAACAACTGCACCAAGACCTGCCACAAGAACTGCTTCAATAGCGGTTTCCATAGCGCTATCTTTTTCAACAGCAAGAATTACTGTGCTGTCTTCATAGATATAATCGCCCCACTGATAAGCAGACTTGTCGAACTCATTAAACTTGATGTAGTAGGTGGTATAAGTTGTACCATCACTCACCCAGCTTTCAAAGTTCTCATTGTAACCATTCATCCTGTAGAGATGCTTCAAATAACCAGCTTGGTAGCTGTAGAAGTTTTTCTCCAATTGTGCAATCTCTGCAGAAGTACCAGAAGCGTAAGAAGAACGCTGTACAACAACAGGATCAGCAACAGTGTTACAAGGATCAGCTACAATGAAGTCAGCTGTAGTTGCAGGTCCGCTGAACACGAATGTACGGAACCACATTCTGTCATACTCGAAAGGAAATGCTGCTACATCACAAGGCTGACCATATTTGGTAAGAGGCTTACCAGTGATACGCAAGAAAGCGTTTTGGTCGTTACCAATTCTCTGGAACTGATAGAAGTCAGAGAAAGTGATGTTGTCAGGGTTGTTACCAGGAGCTTGAAGATTGAAGTGATAGATAACATCATCAATCAAAGCAGGTACATCAACGTCAGAACAAGGATCACCACCGCAATCACAACAAGGTGCATTTACAGTTACTGAACGAGTGAAACCGTTGAAGTACAAGGTGTCAAGGTAGCTAGAGTGAGCACGAAGTGTAACAGTGATGATGTCACCACACTGTGCGTTCCAGTTAACAACATCTGTAATTTGAGTGAGAGGAGT